CGCGACTCGGCGAGCGCCTCCTTGGCCGGATCTTTGAACTGATCGGGATAAACTTCGCGCAGGCGCTTGTCGATAGTGGCCCAGTATTTCTCCGGGTCCTTGTCCTCGGTGACGCCCTGCGCGGCCAGATTCTGGTGGATCCCCATGGCGAAACCGGTCATCTCTTCAGAGCCAGGTTTACCGAACCAGGGGTTCTTCTGAATCCAATTCTGCACGCCCTGACTCACCGGCCGCGGCTGGGGCGGCGCCGGTTGCACAGGCGGCGCGGCTGCCGGCTGGGCCGATTCGCCATCGGTCGCAGCCCTACCCGCGGGCGGCTTGAGTAGGCGGAGCCGATCGGCTTCGGCCACAAAGCGCGCGACCTCCTCATTGGCGGTCACGATCGCGTCGGCGTCGTTGCTCGCTACAGCGATGCGAGCGCGCGTCTTGGCCTGCTCCAGCTGCGCCTCGGCCCTCTGCAGGGCCTGGTCGATGAGCGCTGCCTCCGAGCGCTGCTGCATGGTCTTGAGCTGCTGATTCTCGCGATAGAGCTGCTCGGCCAGGTTGGTGGCGGTAGCCACATCGCGCGTACCTTGCACGGCCCGACGCTTCCATTCCTGGTTCGAAGCCTTCAGGCTGCGGATACGCTTCTGCGCATCGGTAGCGTAGCGCCCGATCTCATCGTCGGGCACGTTGTCCATGGCGGCGACTTCTTCATCAGTCAACCGCGGCTTGCCGACTTTGTCGTCTGGATCGGCCACCACCTCAACGGTGATCCCGTCGCCGGTCTCGGCCTGGTCCAGGTTCTCCACCTCTTCAGCCATTACGAAGGCCTTTCAATATTGGCGACCATCTCGTCGCTCACCACCGCCTGTACGGTGTCGTCGTTGATGAGCGCGTAGTGCAGCCGCGTACCGTCGTCCATGACCCGAGCGAAGCGCGTGCCCGTGTAGGCCCGCAGCATCACGCAATCGCCCACCTTGCACCAGGGGCCGGATGGAAACTTGGTCCGATCCGCGTAAGCATCCGGCCCCATCGCAACCACCTGACCAACCAACTGCGCAATCTCTTCCAGCGCCCGGTTTTCGTCGGGCCGATACAGATTGCCCCAATTCTTCATCTGCGCCGGCAGGTTCGGAATCCGTATCAGAATGAGGTATCCGACCGGCTGAAACGTGCCCTGCAGATCCTGATCGACCGCTTCCAACACTGGCGTCATCTGACCGGCTCCATCACATCTACATCCCCATCGGGGTTGTAGTTTTCGCGCATACGATTTAGCGCGTCCATTGCAAAACGTATACCATAAATTTGCCCGCACAGGAACTGGTAACGCGCATAATCCTCGGCGCCGCCGCCAGTCTGGCCCCCCACCAAAGTCTCAGTAAGAGACTGAAGCTGCTCGTTGCAGGCCCGCTCAAAGGCGTAATCGATGGGGTTCTGCATGGCCTAACGCAGCTTGATCAAGAGCGCTGCGCCGCCCTTCCGCATGGGTTTGGCCTGCTTATCGTGCCCATAGGCATCCTTGCGGATCTGGCGGCGCAGCTCATCCAGGCGGCGGGCGCCGGCCGAAGTGGAACCGTCGCCGAGCGCGGCCACCGTGGGCGCGTCAATCACGTACTCGCCATCGGAGAGCAGCACCGGCCGGCCGCTGGGCGTGGTGCCCTCAATCTCGTCCGATTGGCCGGTGCCCGGGCCGTTCATCAGACCGCCGCCGGCGCCAGTGAGCTGAGCCGCGGTGGCGTCGGGCTCCTCCTCGGGCTCCTGCTCTTCGTCGTCTTCATCTTCCTGATCATCCTGCGCGTTCGCCTGGTGGCGGCTCTCTACCATCTCCTGCAGGTCGGCCAGCGCCTGAGGACCAAACATGTCAATGAAACGGATCAGCGCCTGCTTGGCGTCGGGGTGCTCGCCATCGAGCGCCGCCATGGCTTCCACCACGATCTGACGCGCCTGGTCGTCGTGAGAGGACTGCTGGTCCTCGGGCTGCATCAGATCTTGAGGAGCAGTGGGCTGATCCTCAAGGTCCTGCGCATCAGGATCCTGCGCCTCACCGCCCTGATCGTAAGAAAAGCCGGCCCCAGAAAACGGCGCCCCGCTCATCATCGCGCTTCTCATCGGGATCCCAGCGACCGCCTGGCGCACCTTCCGAAACATCGGATCCGGGTTATAGAGGTTGGGCCGGGAAGCGGAGTAGAGCTGGCCCACGGGATCGAAGGTGCGAGCGGCCGACGCCGCGGTCATGTCACCAGAGCCGCCGGCCGCCAGGCGCATGGTGGTCATGCGGCGCAGGTGCGGCATAGTGTGATGCAGCGAGCCCAGGCCGCTCGATCGCAGCCCGGGGTCGCGCATCTCGCGAGAAGCGAAATCCGGCGCCAGGCGCCGCTCCATGCCACGCATGGGGTTGGTGTATTCGGTCATTTTCATTTGGGGTCTCCTGGTGCCACTACCGTCAGGTAGTAGGTGCCGGCCGGCTGGCCGGGAAAGGGTTTCAAGATGATCGTGCCGGTGGGCAGGCCGGCCGTGGTGGCCTGATCGCCGGGCACGTGAATCGGCTGAACCACAATGAAGCGCGCCGCGATAATCTCGCCTGGCGCGGTCTCCTGAAACATGAAGCGGTTAACCGCATCGGCGAGCTGGGCCATGTAGGCCTGATCGTAGGTCGGTGGCGGCTTGGGAAGAGACTGACGAATCGCACGCGCCATCTAGCGCCTCCCATCCGGCTGCATGTCGGTGCGCAGCGTGCCCAGGCGCCAGCCCACGCCCAAGGCCTCACTTTCGATGCGGAACGAGATCTGGCGCTCGCGCACCCGGATGTACTCCTCGGGTGTGTAGGGCGTGACTTCCAGGCGAGCCGCCACGGTCTTCGGCTTGCCTGGCGCCGATCGCGTCAGCACCGAAACGCCGACCGACTGCTCGTCGGCATCGCCACGGAAAATCACATCCGGGATCAGGCGCGACAGGAACAAGTAGTGCTCGCCGCCGTCAGCGTCCACGTCCGCGGATTCGACGAAGGCCGGAAGCGGGGCGCCATCGTCATCGTCGCCGTACTCGTGATAGTAGAGGTGGCTTTTAGCGCGATCGGTGGCTACGGGATAGTTGGCGCGGCCGAGATCCAGCCAGGCGGTGCGCTCAATGGTGCCGATGCTCCAGGTCTGCTCGCCGTAATTGTAGAGCACATAGCGATCGTTCTCCTGGGAATCGGCAGACGGGTAGAACCAGGCCACCTCGCTGAAAGCGTGATTGTGGCCGGCATAAACCTTGTAGCCCTGCAAATAGTTGAAGTCGCCGAAGACGTAATCCTTGACCGCGCACGGCAATTCCTGCACCTGGCCGGTGTAAGCGTAGAAGATGCCCCGATCCATCCAGAGCACGATCGAGCCGGCGTTGATGGCGGCGTTGGGGCCGATGATGGAAAGACCTTCGGCCACCGGCTCAAAGCCGAACACGTACGGCGTGCCGATGTACTTCATGCTCCACAGGCCCAGGTCAGTCCAGATCAGAATCTCTTGTGCGGTGCGCATGCCGCAGATGATGTAGGAACCAGCTGACAGGCGCTGGCTGCCGGCCGTGTTGGTGCGCAAGGGCGCCCAGGTGTAGGCGTCTTCTTCGGTTGACCACCGGACCAAAAGCAGATCGGGTTCGGCGTTGATGCCCGTTCCAGCGGAATTAAGATCCTCACAACCCATCGCGACCAGATGCCGGTCATTGGGAGAAACCAGAATCTGCCGCGCGGTTGCCGGCACGGCGAAATCAGGCGTGAAGGGCACGCCATTGACGGTGATCGCCTGGTTCAGCGGCACGGCGCGCGCACTAAGACCCAGCGCCTGGTGCCAGTAGTAGATGGCGCCGCCGCGGATGTTGGCGACCAGGTCCTCGCCGAAGTTATCCAGATCCCACAGGCGCAGCTGGTTGACGGTGGGATCGACGGGGTTCAGCTGGTTGGGGTCGAAGGCCTCGCCCCAGCCGGAACTCATGCCCGCTCCCGGCGCCGTGCCGCCCCACGGGGGCACGCCCCAGCCCTGGCCGACCACGGCATCGTCCTGGCCGGAAGGAATCAGGTAGTTGATGGTGACGCTGGAGCCGCCGCCTGAAACGCCGGCCGCATTGGGAGCGACCGGCCCCGCAATCGTGATGGTATTGGCATCAGAGGCGACGACCACAAACTCCTGGTTCAGCATGGCGGCGGTGTAGGCGTCGAACGCGGTGGCGCCACTGAAGATCACGTAATCGCCGATGCGTGCACCGTTAGAAGGGGCCTGCACGGTCAACTCATTGCTGGTGGTCGAGATCGTGGTGAACGGGTTAGCCGGCAGCGTTGAGGCCGCCTGCTTGAGCGGCGTGATGTCGTAATAGGACTCGCTCCACAGAATGTAGAGGTGGGAACTGGTACCGAGGCCCACGTAGCGGTCGCTCTCCAGGCTCGACCACTGGTGAATGTGGCGGCACACGCCCTCGAGCGCCTGGTTGACCACACTGCGCCAGCCGCCGATCTTCTCTGGATACCCCTGGCGAAAGCGCACCTTGTCGGCGTCATACCAGCCACCAGAGTTGGAGTACTCGGTGACCTCGCGGACGATCCCGGGCCGAAACTGGAGTTTAGTGAGCGGCATTGACTAACTGGGGTTGGCCGTTGGGGCTGGCTTCCAACTGGGCCAGCAGAGGTTCAAGCCAGACACGGTCATTGGCGAGAAAACCCTGCTGCCATTCAGCGAACATGCGCTTCAAGCGCGCGAATTCCTCATCAGACAATTCAAAGGTCTTCGGCTTGACCGGGCCGTTCAGATTCCACTGCGCCTGCGGCAGGCCGTTGATCTGGGTGACGCGGTAGTT